CTTCTGTGGTTACTGCTTTTTCTTTGTCTAGTAGTTTTTTTGTTTGTTCAAGTTGTCCTACAGGTTTAGTTGCACCTACAGTTTCTAATGCTAAATTATCAGGAGGTGGTAAAGTAGAATCGTCAAATAACTTCTTAGCACCTTTGTAGGTATCTGATATAGTTTCTCCTATAACCTTTGCACCTGTTTTTGCACCTCTAGCTAAAGCTCCCAAAGATACTAACTCACCTAAAAATTGTGCAGGTTTAGTTGGATCAGACTTTATGCCTGTTAATTCTGTAAAGCCTTTATCAAAAGCATCTCTACCATATTTTTCTTGTACTGCATCTAGTTGTGGTTTTATCAACTTTGAAAACTGAGCTATAGTTGTGTCTGCACCATACTTAGCTATGGCATCGTTTGCCATATCTGCTAAATCAATTATGTCAGAAGGGAGACCAAGAAGACCTGTTACAGGACCTATAGCTAAACCCTGTAAACCTTCTTTTGTCTTTTGAGCCATTAAAGCCTTTTCAGTTTCAGTTTTAGGCTCTCTCTGTTTCCGTCTAGTTTCAACTGACATTCTTTAACACTTCATCCCTAAGTAATTTAAGTTTTCTCAAAGATGACACTGCACCTTGAGAACGATACATGATAATATCATTATCTGCTTGTTCTAATATTTTATGTTGTTGCTCAACTAAAGCATCAACGTAATTACTGAATGCCTCCCATTGGTGGTTGTTGCTCACCATCGGTTTCAGTTTGCTGAGTATTTGCTTGTCCACTTGCTTGAGGTACTCCTGTAAATCCTTGCTCACCCGGAATAGGTGCTTGACCTGTTCCTATAGTTGCTCCACCTGCTCCTGTAGGATCATTTGGGTCTGCTCCTGCAGGTGGTTGTTGAGGTTGCCCTTCAGGTAATGGAGCTTGAAACTCTTTCATAAGCTCTGCCTGTATTGCTGCCTCATCCATATTGTTGGTAACTTTATCAGGGTCTAAGTCCATAGACTTTGCTATCTCACGTATGATATATTGAAACTTTGCAAAAGGTGCTAACGCAGGATTAGATGCTACACCTAAGAACTGCATTAGCCTTTGTGATCTAACTTCGTTTGCCATAAGACTTTCTGTTCCACGTGCCTTGACTTCTAGATCTCCTTTTATCATAGGATCAAAGTCAAACTGCATGTTGAATCTAAAAAAGCCTTCTGCTAATGGTCGTAGTAAATAATCGTCTACGTTCTTTATAACAGTTTTGATACTGCCTGATGCTGCGTTCATAAGCATTGATATACCTGACGCAGTTCTGCCCACCCCTGTTACACCTGTTTGACCATGAGCAAAGGATGGTAGTCCTGTGCTTTCGTCTGCTAACTGTCTTGCCTTATCAAATAACTGTATATTTTCATTAGACACATTTGGAAACTTTGTACCAAAGATAGCTTGTCCCGGTGCTCCACCCTGTCTTCTAAACACTTTGCCCGGATACACAGATAAGTCCTGTCCCGGAACTAAGTTAGTCTCGTCTACTTCTATAAGTAAGTTACCTGATAACACTGCATTATCAACTGCCATTCTCATAAAACCATTCATCAATGTTTGTGTGTCATCCATGTTCTCTGCAATTCCAACACCAAAGAATGAATATGGGTTTAGTTCGTATGGAACTGCCATGTATGGTATCTTAGCAGGTTTGAATGGATTGAGAACCATTCTTAATAACTTACCATCACAAATCCAAATGTTTGCTTGTAACTCATCAAAGTCTTTTAACTCATCAGGTATTTCTACTTCGTTGTCTATTAGAAGTTGTGTATCACACATACCCCAATATTCTAAGACTTCAAAACGATATACACCATGTTCAGGTGCGTAGTCTGATAAATCATCTTCCCAATACTTCTTGACGTAAGACTCACCTGACTCAACAACTTGGTCTATTACGTTACCTCTAAAATAAGGTCGCTTCTTGAGAGAGCGTAGTTGTGATCTAGACATCTTATGTCTTTCAATTACGTACTGTGCCTCATCCATGTTGTTAGCATCAGGATCAGGATAAAAGTTCCAAACAGATACATGTGATGTTGAAGGAACTGTTTTAAATGCAGGATTGTATTCACCTTGGTCATCCCAATTAGGATACTCTTTATCTATAGCAAAAGGTCCTTTCATAACACCTGTGCCAAACAAAGCCATCTCAAAAGCAGTGCTTCTTAATTGTTTAGTAGCACCTGACTCTTGGAGTTGATCCATGATCTTTTGTTCCATGTTTTTAGCTGCAACCATGGCAGGACTAAATGTAACTGCAGTAGGTGTCTTACCTGTTTCTTCTTTTAAATTATCAATGCCCTCTAGTTTTTCTTGAAGAGGTCCAAGATTTTCAAGTAAACTTTTTTCAGTTGCACCTTTTGGAAAATCCATTCCATCGCCTTCAAAGCCATACGGAGAAGTCTCTTGACCCCTGCCACGCAACTCTTCAGGTTCTTTCGGGTCAAAACTGACATCCTTCGCCACACCTTCTGGTAACATTGTTGGCTCAACGCTAATAGGAAATTTGTTACCTGCAAATAGCACGTCAACAATTTGTCCGTAAGCTGCGAGAGTTTTAGTTTTCGTAACTTTGATAAAAACTCTTGACTTTTCTGCTTCAGTAAATTGTACATCGCTTCCATATATCCCCCTATAGTTGGTGTAAGAACGTAACCATCGTTCCTCATCATTTCTTCTGTAATCCTCTGCTCTATCATATCTTTCTTGTACAAAAGGTATTATACCATTTACACCTGTATCCGATAGTTCAGAATCATCCGTATCATCTAATGCTATTGCATCATCTTCAATCATAATTTCATTGTTTTCTTCTGCCATATTAATATCCAAAAGTTGAGTCTGCTATTGGCATACCTTGAGAAGGTCTACCCACAGGGTCATAGTCAAATATACTAAATCTAGGTCTTGACATAATACCATATCTTAATGCATCATAGATATGATCTTCGGCTTTGGTATCCACGTCTTCAGGATTCCTTTTATCTAGAGGTATTGCAGGTATCTGTGATATAGCATTTGTACATGTATTAAAGAACACCATTCTTGGTTGCTCTGTAAACTCATCTACCTGTAGTCTTCTATGTACTTCGTTTTTACCTGCAACACGACTGCCCTTACTTCTATCTGAAGGTCTCCAACGACACCCTCGTTGTATCATCTGTTCAGCAAGAGAAGGACCAGTATCACCCCTCCTGTGCCAAAGAGAACTGTCCAAAACACCATACTTAATATTTCCATCATCGGCTTCTAGCTCTAGTATCATATCTGCCAAATCTGTGGCAAGGACTTTGCTAACGTACAACTCTCTATATATAATAATCTGTTCATCTGGAGAAACAGCAAACCACAACACCCCACTATAAGAGCCATAACCATAATCACAAGCACGAAATTTAACCCAATTTCTTGGAATGTCAAAAGGTTCAATAACGTGAATATCCCTATTAAACTCAGAGAAAGCAGCACCTTCTTTAATATCCCAATCACCTTCAAGCAACTGCTTTCGTTGGTGTTCAGGGAGGGATAGAAGCATCGCTTCATAATCTCCTTGAGCCGACAGGTATGGATTATCAGATAATCTAGCAGGTATGAATCTTCGTTGAAATAGTGCTTGACCTGCTTTTTCGTGATTGCTAGGATATTGCAAAACCTGTCCTGTCTCAATATTTGTGGCATCAAAGTTCTTTCCATAAGGTGCAGGGTCAATAAACATTCTTTTGACCCACTGATGTCCCGGACCTCCGGGGTTCGTTGTTGCTCTCATATAGACAGGTAAATCAGGAGCAGTAGAACGAAGCCTTGACCTCATGTAGTTCCACGCATAAGGAGTTGCCCATTGCGTCAATTCATCAAAGCCTATCCAACTAAAGGCTAAACCTTGATATCTTAGAACATCATCATCTCTATCTAGATATGACATCCAAAGTCTAGCACCTGATGGTGCTTCCCATTGCATCTTTCTTTCCGACCACTTGATCCCCTTCCATATTTGAGGATATAGTTCTTTTGACTTAAATATAAGTTCTCGTAATTCTTCTGTTGTATGTCTTAATAGTAATCCACTAAATGATGGATGACCCATATAACGTAGTGGATCTGCTAACATGGCATATGATTTACCACCACCTGCACTACCACCATACAATACTTCTCGTTCACTTGCTGCAAGAAACTCTGTTTGAGGTCCTTCGTTAGGTTTAAAGATAATCTTCTGTTCTTCTATTGGAACTTGTTCAATATCATCTATTATTTTTATTTTAGGCTTTTGCTCCTGTTCTGCCTTCTTCAATCTCTTTTGCCTTTTGGATTGCTTTCTCGGCATACTCGGACCATTTTCTAAGAGTTCTAGCTTTGTTCTTACGTTGTTGCTCATGCATTAATCTTTTTCTTAATCCCACGTGAGATATAGTTCTTCCTGTTTTAGTAGTTAGCCAATTAGCTACCTCACGATATGAATATTGATTTACATATTTTCTAGCTAACTCTATAGCTTCTAACTCGTAAGGCACAGGATCAAGTAAATCACTATCCTCTTCATTAAGTTTATAACCAAAAGGTATAGTCCTTGCTATACGTGGTATCTGTATCCAATCTTTTTGTTCTTCGTCTTTTAAATCTGTTGGTTGTGGTAACTTCCACTTTCCTAAACTTCTATCCATTTTCCTTTTTTGGTGGTAATAACATCACTCCACCTGATGCTTCCACCTGCACCTTTTCTGTTTTAGTCAAACCTACTCTGTCTAACAATTCTTTAGCAGCAGATAACCTATCTCTTATACCGAGTTGTGTAGGTTCATCAACTCCACTCACCATAGCCACTGCTGCCTTCGGAGCATTCCTACTCATAAACATTTGAGTAGCTTCCATGATTTCATCTTTCATTGATGCAACAATAGAGGAAGTTGCAGAGTGCTCAGAATATCCTGCTAATAGTTTTGCTTGTACAACATCACCATTAGCTTCTTCAAATAAAACTTCTAGAAACTTTTTTTGTCTTTCAGTTAGTTCTCTTTTTGTCAATGTGGTATTCCTTGTGTTACAACTCTATCTATAAGACGTTGTGCTCTGTTAGTTGTTTGTTTGTACCAACGTGAGTCTTCCATCTGATTTGCCATTTCTTGATAGTCTCCTGCTTCTACTGCAGCTATCATCTTCTTAAATTTTGATAAACGAGGTTTGCCAAGTTGAAATGACATATTAATTAATACATGTTGTATTTCGTCAGGTAGTTTATCAAAGGCACTGAATATAGTTTGACAGTCTTGTATTGCAACTTGCACATCATTTAAAAACCAATCTTGTACTTGTTGTTCAGGTACAGGGTATCCTATAGGTTTGCCATAGTAATCTACATCCCATTCTGTAATAAGATGCCCTATCCCCCCGGTCAAATGATTTTCTGAGCAATAGTACAACTCATACTTTACACCCTCATCTGCCTCAATTTCTTCTCTGAGTGTATTTATGTTCATCGTCTAAGTCCTAACTCTAGTTGTTTTTTACGTATCTCTTTTACATGCAAATGCCAAAAATAGTTCCCTATTTTACATATTATACTTGATAACTTTAAAAATGTCAATGCTTTTATACTCATGTTCTTCCTATTGATAATACGGAGCAACTGTGGAATTAGGATCTTCTATACCTTCAACTGCTAACACTTCAGGTATATAATATTTTAACATATTTTCTATTCCCATTTTTAATGTTTGTGTTGACATGGCACATCCACTACAAGCACCACTTAAAAATATTGTAGCCACACCATCTTTAAAAGATTGTAACTTAACGTGACCACCATGCATTTCAACACTAGGTAATATATAATCTTCTATTATTTTATTTATTGCAGATACTGTGTCTTGCATTATTTCTTCTTTAGCATCTTTGCTGCTTGTCCTACACCTTTGATACCAAATGATGCAGATATGGCTATGTACAATAGATATTGATACCAATCAGGAAGTGTAGCCAATATCTCAAATCCCTCTTTTACATATTCTCTCATACCGGGGATGAATACCAAAATTGCAGGAGCTAACAGGACTACTAAAGCGAACTCGTCTTTCCAACTATCCACAGTAGCATCTGCCATCTTACCTTCCCACTCAACCTGACCTGTTGCAACCTTTTCTGCAACAGTAGCACGAGCCTTTGCCTCTGCAACTTTAGCTTGTCCATCTGCCTTTGTTTTTTCTATTTTGTTTTGAAACCACGTTCCTGCGAGGTTTGCGATTGGTCCTATTAGTGCTTGTATCATTTGCTATCTTCTCTTTTATTCTTTCTTGTTTTAACTTTTCTTTTATCTTAGCTGTATTTACGAAATCTTGATGTTTTTTTTGCAATCTTTTTGGGTTGCTTAGATACCTGTTTACCTGCTCTAGTCGCTTTTCGTTTAGCAGCCGTAGAACGGGCATATTCACTGGGCGAAAGAGCCTTAATCGCTTTCTCAGGTAAGTAACGCTCACCAGTTGCTTTACTCCC